GCTAACATCTGTGGCAGATTCGTATTTGTCTTTGTTTTCAGTATCAAAGACAGGTTTTTTAACCTCATCTTTTTTACCGAAAAGCATTTCTTTTAACGTTTTCCGTTTCTTCATTTTTTTTTGTTTTTGTTTTTTCTCTTTAGCTTTTAACGTGACGTTTTCTGTTTCTCCGTCAATCATTACAACCGCACCGTTACCGTCGACTTGTATTCTATGACCATCCCAAAGATATTCACCTGAATTAATTAGGGTATCTTCTTCACCCTCCCAAGAATAATGTAAAACAGTACCAATTGAAATGTCACTTTCAAAAACTTCAATGTCCCATTTGGAAACCTCGGAAATTGTTACAAATGATTTTTTCATTTTTTTGTTTTTAGTTTTACGTTTAACTTCCACCTCTTTAAACCACCCCTCAATCGAGAATCCTGCAAATTCACCGTTTTTAACTTTCTCCCAAACTTTGTCATTCTCAACTTTATAAGATGTTATCCAAGTTCCTGGCTGCAAATTTTGGTCTGCAAATGCTGCGGGAACGTTTGACTTCTCATCATTAATAAAGAAGGATTCAAATAGGAAAATATCGCTAATTGTTTTATTCATGTCATGCTGTTCATTAACGTTGTGCATGTAACCATTTTTAAACAATTGCTGAGCGATTTCTAGTGTATCGCTTTTGGTAAATATTGCGTTGTATTCAAACCCTGTTACATCTCGTCTATAGATTGGTAGGTTGGTCGCTATTGCAACCCCTGTTACTATCCGCTTATCATCATTAAAATGTGATTTGAACTCAACCTTTGCGGGAGTTCCTTTTGAAAAGGCTTGGTAACCTTTTCCGTGTGCGGGATAATCTACAAACGAAATAAAATCCATTCCCTCGGCTTTATTGTCAAGGTCGATCTGTAATTTAAATAACGGTAAATTTGATTGTGGCATAATCCATTCTTTAATATAAAGACTGAACAGATTGTTTTTTGTACCGTTTTATTTGTATCTTGTGGGTGTGAAACTTTTAAAATTTAACAGATGAATGTAACAGATAAAATTACAATTACCAATGAGGACAACATGGCTTTAATGGCTCGTTATCCTGACAACTATTTCGATCTTGCTATTGTTGATCCGCCTTATGGGATTGGGATAAGTTCAAACCCAGTTCGACAACAACATAGAAAAAAGGAATGGGATAATGCTATACCAACAAAAGAATACTTTAAAGAATTATTCAGAGTTTCAAAGAATCAAATTATTTGGGGTGGCAATTACTTTGATTTACCTCCAACTCAAGGTTTTTTTATTTGGGATAAAAAACAACCTCACGATTTTAGTTTAGCAATGTGTGAATATGCTTGGAGCAGTCTACAAAAACCTGCTAAAATGTGGTCATTAAGTGTTTTAAAAGAGCGTGGAAAAATACACCCAACACAAAAACCCGTTAAACTTTATGAATGGCTATTAGATAACTACGCCAAAGAAGGTAATAAAATACTAGACACGCATGGAGGGTCAATGTCAATAGCAATAGCGGTTGATAATATGAATAAGATTAATAGAATGAATTTATCTTTAGATTTATGTGAATTAGATAAAGATTATTTTGATGCTGGAGTTAAAAGGGTTAAGAACCATGTAAATCAATTAAAAATAGGTTTTTGATACACAGGTTAGTTATTGTTAACCATAATGAGTATCTTTATGTTATGAAGAAGATTAAAAATTACGAAAATTATACAATTACTGAAAAAGGTGTTATTATAAATCAGAAAACAAATTATAATAAATCTTTGTATATTGGAAGTACAGGTTATTATATGGTAACCTTGTCTAAGAATAACAAACAAAACCCCAAAAGAGTACATAGATTAATAGCTGAGGCGTACATACCAAATCCAAATAATAAACCATACGTTAATCATAAAAACGGTATTAAGACAGACAACGCTATTTCCAACCTTGAATGGTGTACACATGATGAAAATATGAAGCATGCTTTTAAAACTGGGTTAGCAAATAATACAGGTATAAAAAATGGAATGGCAAAACTAAACCCAACTAAAGTGAAATCAATAAAACACGCTCTAATAAAAGGAGAAAGTCAGCAAAAAATAGCTGATAGGTTTGGGGTTAGTAGGTCGTGTATATTAAAAATACATTTAGGTAAAACATGGAAACATATATCTTAGCGTGCCACAATCGAGGATTTGAACTAACAGCCTGCGAATTAGATAAGGATTATTTTGATGCAGCGATCAAGCGAATTAAAAACAGAGTTGATTCAAAAGATTTGTTTGATTTGATTCATGAAGCTACTTAAACCGTAGCCACATCCTGCACGTTTGCCATTTGGTCTTGTGTCTCATTAATATCAACCTGAGAAATTACCACTTTTGTAGTGGTGTTTATGTCGTCTAAATCAGTAGTCACATCATCTTGCAGCCCTCCACCAGTTGAACCACCTGAGCCACTTGATGAACCGCCGCCGCTGTCAATATTCGGAGCGGTAAACGTTGGCGGCTGTATTGAACTTGCAGTACCTTGAAATTTAGTTGATGCGACTATTGCCGCCTGTGCAACTCCAATAGCTCCAGTAATACCAGCAACGACAAATGAAGCTGGAGGTGGGAATGTTGCAAGTGCTTGCATAACAGCCGCCGCGGTATTAATAGCAATCTCAGCAATTTTTAACGCTTTGTTTCTTTGGAATTGTCTCCGCGCAATTTTATCCTCCGCTTCTGCAGCTTCCTTTTTGGTTTTAAATTCCTGCATTGCAAACTTGTGCTCAATCTCTGCTTTTTGTTGCGCGCTAAGTCCTTCCTGTTTTAATTCGTCGTCTTTAGCCTTTTTAAGTGAATCAAGTTCCGCATCTCTCTGCGATTGTATAGCTGCCTTTCTTCTGTCGCCAATCTCGTTTAATATAGCGTTGATATCGTCTAAAAATGCAAGCCCCATATTAGCAACCTCAATTATTTGCTCCATCTCTGCCTCAAGTTGCGCCTGTCTCGCTTCTGTGTCAGCTTGTGCCGCTTCGTCTTTTATACGTTTGATTTCGTCTTGTAGTGCATTCTCTAATTGTATTCTGAGTGCCGCCTCTTCTTTGACGTTCTTAGACAACAATTCCATCTCTTTATCGTGCTGGTCTTGAAGCTGGTTAATACGTAATTGAAACGCGTCTGCATTTTCGTCGCGTATCATTTGATCTAATCTTTTTTGTGCTGACTGCCTACGTTTAAATAGTTCATCCGCTGCTTTCTCGAGTTCTGAGCGTTCTTTCTCTGCTTGTTTCAGCCTTGCGTCAGACTCTTTTTTATCCTCCTTAGCTCTGTTTTTTGCGTCCGCTGATCTTTTCTTTTTACGGTTGTTTTCAAAGATCGTGTTTTGAGCTTCAAGTGTTGCAAGCGCACGTTCATTCGAAGCTATTTGTGCTGCCTCATCCTCTTCATATCTAAATTTTGCCTCTTCAAGTTGTTTCAATTCTTTTTCAATTTGTGCCTCGGTAAATCCTGACATAGCCGCCTGAGTTTCTAAAAACGTTTTCCAGCGATCATATTCAGCTTGTGCCATTTCGCGATTTATACGCATTATTTCAGCTTTTGCCGCAAGTTCTTGTTTAGCCATTTCAAGTTTCAAATCGTTGGCTTTCTTTTGAATTTGAAATAACTCTTCTTCACCTGCTCCCCTTGCTTTTGCTTGTAATAATTCTAAGCTTGTTGTCTCTTCATTTAGTTTCTGACGTTTTTTAATTTGGTCAAGTACCTTTTCCGCTTCATCTCGTTCTTCCTTTAGTTGCGCAATTTTTTGTTTATGCCTTTTTTCTGCCTCTTCATTGTTGGCCACTCTTTGCGCTTCTAGTTCCGCCTCTTTATTTTCAACTAAACCAAGTGCAGACAATACACCTATAGCAAAATTTGCAAACCAATCAATAACTCCTTTTATCTCATCCTTTAACAAAATAAACGCGCCTACTAATGCGGTTATTGCAATTATAATTAACCCAATAGGGTTTGCTTTCATAGCAACGTTTAAAGCTTTTTGCACAGTTGTATAAGCCACTGTAACAGCCGCCAAACCTTTAGTTGCAATAGCTTTAGCTTTAATCATTAAAAATGATTCCTTTTCTAATGATGCCCGTAACTGCTCAACCGCCATAAGCGCAGATGATGCCCCTTGCAATTGGGTCATTGTTTTCATTAGGTTTTCATTCTCGATACCTAATGCAGCTGTAACACCTTTGAACGCAGTGAACCCCGCAAGCACTCCCTGTCCTAGTTGCATGGCTGCTTGAAGGTTTGCCCCATCATGCGCCAACCTTTTAACCTCATTATCTAAATCGGTCATTCTATCTTGCAACGCGGCGGCATCTGCCAAAGCTTGTTGACCTACTGGAGAAGTTCTTCCAGCTTCAAACGCAATTGTTTGATAGTCTTTTATAGTTCTTCTTAATTGTTGAAAATTAAGTTCACCGCTATTCACTTGCTTGTTAATTTGTGCAAGTCTACCCTCGAATGATTGTAAGTCACTAGCGTCTGATCCTATTTTTTCAACGGATTGATCAACCTTTTTTAATCCTTCGTCAACCTCGTTTAACCCCTTGACAACATTGGATGATTCAAGTTGAACGTTTAATATTATGTTTCTTTCTTCAGCCATTATTTACCCTTTTAAGTCAGCTATCAATGTAGCTAGATGATTATTATCTGTTGGTGCAATTCCATATACTGAATCAACAATTAAAACCTTATCAACACCTTCCTCAAAACTTAAAAACATATCTTGATTTTTAGAATTAAATGAAATCGTTACATGTCCATCAACATCAATAAATTCTAAACTTTCAGGCCAGAAAAAACGAGTTTCAATTCCTAAACTATCTGCATAATCGTTGAAATTTATCTTGTAGTAACGTTTATCAACTACCTCTTGTATTGTAATATTTGCCATAATATTTTAATTTTCTACTAATAACAATTGAAAGTCAACAGAGACAGAAGCGTTGCCATTTGTTACCCTCCCCATAAATCCAAAATCCGTGTTTTGCTCATAAACTTGATGCGCCTGTTGTTCAAATTGAAAAGCTCCTGTAACACCATCTTGCAAACCTTGTAACCTCATTGGTTCAAAAGGTGTTGTTACATCAAGTATATTTTCACGTTTGAATATGAATAAGTCAACCGTTTTATTTGAATCAATTGAATATGAATAAGAAAGCAAGTAAGCTGTAAAGCCATTAGGCACAGTGTAAACCCCTATTTGTGACTGAGATAAACCGAACCCACCTATAACAGATATTGAAGCCCATACAACACCACCTCCAGCGCCTCGAACAACTAAGGTTCCAGCGTGTGAACTAGCCGTTGCGGTTGCGTAAGTCCCTGACTCTTTTACGTACATTCTAAAAACGCGTAGATAAGAATTAATTAAAGCAACCGCAGTTGTACCATTTGTTGTAATATCTTCAGTTTGAAAATTTCCAGAAGCATCAACCCCCTCAACTGTTACTTTTTGCGCTCCTAATCCTGCTGCTCCGTCACTTGAGCTAGTAGATAAAAATTCTAAATTTGCCGCTGTTGTTGGGGTTTGATATAAACCTGAACTTGTGACAGGTGTTATTGTAGTACCTATTGATGCGTTTGAACCAAACTTATCAACTAATGTACTACCTGGAACATTGCCTTTTGCAACTTCAATTAAATAATCTTTGTTCGCTATATATGTCATACTATATTGAATTTAACACCATCCCAAAGAATAGTTAATGAATCATTGTACCCTGTTATCCACACCTCAGCGTTACCATCAATTAAATAAAATGCTGGTATAGATGTATTCACAATTATTTTATTTGAATCGCTTGAAACTTTTTTAACCTCAATTGCTTTTCCAACCCTTAAAAAATCAGGATTTAAAGTTATTGTAACATCACCACCTGAAGTATCAACAGGGTAATAAGTTAAATCAGCTCTTGCAACTTGATCGCCTGTAATTGGATCATCCCCCGCCGTCACGTTATCAATTGGCAACTCGGGTAATTGGGGCAACTGTGTTTCAAAGTTTTTATTTGCTTTAGGTTTAATTATTTTGATTAACTCAACTTTTGTTGTTTGATTGCTTGTTGCACGGTAATCAATTATTTTATTCTTTCGCCAGATAGAACCGTTAATATTTACCGCGTTTCTTAAAAACCCGTTGTAAAAATCAGAGGCGTCCAAATCAAAGTAAGCCGTTTTAATTTTACTATCCCTACCTGTTAACTCTCTGATTAACTCCGCATGGTAGTTATAAAATAAATTATTGCTTGTGTAGGCGGTTGCACTATAAAAAACAATCTCAGGTCTACCGAAATTTAAATCAATTGTTGGAGCTGTTAAACTGTCTAAGTGGTGGGCTAAAGGGTAAACCGTGAAAGTGGTTGCAATCCCTGTATCTGCATTAACTAACTGCCAACTATCAGAACTAACTGTTCCGTTGTAGAAAAATATACGTGTCTTTCCTTTGTGTGGTGATGTTACCCCTGTACCTTCATCAAACTTTAATATTCTAGGGATAATAATATCCGTCCCCTCAAGTTGAACAGGAACAGACTGCGCAATTTTTAATTGATATTTCTTTTCTCCTTTCTTAAAAGTGCTTGGCACATTATAATCAAAATCTCCGTAATCAATCCCATACGCTTCGAAGTATCTATTTTTATAATAGTCACGATCTTGAGCATATTTAAAAGAATATGTTTTACCTTGAATGGTAGCGGCTGGACGTATTTTAATATCTTTTCCTTGATCTTCTTTTTCTGTCCAGTTGTCAGCTTCATCAGTATCAAAATAAAATCTATCAAAATCCTCAATTAATAAATTGTTATCGGCATCTGGTTGGTCAATAAACAAATTAAACATTGTAATGCAATCTTTAACAAAATCAGCTGCTTTCATTTTAGGAATATGTCTAGCAAGTTGAACCGTATCACCATCAACTAAACCAGAGTTAATTGCGGTTAGATTCATTGATAAAGTGTTATTTAAATCCCATGATAAATCAAGGTCGTCGTCTGAAGCTGAAGTGGTACCAAGTGTATTAATGTTAAAACGCATTTCTAAAACATCACCGCTATCTAAATCAAAATCTTGTGATAGATTAAAATTTAAAGTTGTGGTTCCCGACACTGAAGAAGTCACCCAAAGTTTTTGCGAATTAACCCAAGCCCCATTTTTTAAGAATGTTAACTTGACAAAGAACCTGATGTTAAAACCTGCCTCATTCATAGCATAATTAGTTTCTAAATCACAACTTACATTGAGGTTATAATTACCACTATTAGCTATTATTATTTGCTCACCGTCAAACTGTACAAGGTCGTCGTCAATTAACGTCATTGTTATATCTGCGGTGTCTCCTATCGGTTCAAATATATTATAAAAGTAATTCCATTCACTTAAATTTACAGGGTTAACGCGTGGTAAATTTAAATAGGTTTTTGAACCGTCACCAGAATAATTTGTTTGGCGTTCAGCAACTTCTGAGGGACTTAAATCAATTGGATCTCCTCCACCATAACCGACAATTATTTTTTTAATCAATGCGGTGTTTAGAAATACAGAAGAAAAAGTATAATCTAAATGATTTAAGCACTTTTCAAACACTTCAATAAGGTAAACGTGTGGTCTTAATTCGTTTGTTTTAACAACTCTTGGATTCATAGCGAAACCGTAATCAATATACGGGTAAACATATCCAGAACCAACTGGAGCTGACCAGCTCGATTGTATGTTGGCTACACTTAATACATGATCATAATCAGACCAACCTAATTCACTAATCATTATATCGCCAAGCCCTTGAATTAGGTTGGTCATTGCTGAGTAAAGAACAATGTTATAAGTGTAAACACCATCTTTTTGAATTGACTCAACCAAATTGCTTACACCGTTAAAAATTAATGCTCCATTCTCATAATATCTCGCGGAATATCTGACGGTGGGATCGTAATTAAATCCAACGCCTGATTCATTTCTATCATATGCGTGAACATCAACAGCAGATGAGAAAAACCCGTTGTTATGTTTGGTTCCTGGTAATTTAATATCTTTGGAATAACTTTGCTCTCTCTTCTCAGGGTTCTTTAAATCGGCAATTGCAAAGTTTAAAGCAAATACTGTTTCAGTATCTAAATCAATTTGAACGTCATTTATAAATAATTCGTAAATCATACGGTTGCACTTGTAATAGTTGGTAATTGAATCATCAATTTCTCTTGAAACAACATATCGTTCTCCTGAATTTTTTCAGCAAAGGAGGTGTTTTTTATTTTTCTACGATTTAAAACATCTGAGTCTTTTTCAACGTAAACAAG